GTATTGGGATTGGGATTTGTGATATTATGTACCTTATTTTGTTTTGTTGGGGGTGGGATTGGTAGGTGTTCTCATTGTGTATGAGAATTGGGATGGTGATTAGGGATAGGATTACCTTTAGGATTTGTGATATTCATGGTAGTGGGATTATATCGATTATGGTTATATCACTTAGATTTATTTGTAATATCTCTCTTAACCTTAGCCTTATGAATTCTGAGTGAAGATGATTTTTGTTTATTTCTTGGTGGGGGTAGCGGAGGTAGGGATTTAGTTCCTCAGTTCTGTATGGGATTACCATTTCCTCTGTGAAACCCTCTGTGTAGTCTTTAGTGTGACCTGGTACCTCGAAAGATACCAGGAATTTTCCCTTTGTTAGCATGGCTCTAGTTCATTAGTTAGTATTCGGATATCGGTATATTGATTCATGTATTCCTCTTCTGAAGATATGTCTAAGCATTTACATACTATGTAGTGACCGTACATTGATATACCTGATTTATAGCACATTGATATACCTGATTTATAGCCTTGGTCATCGTTTAGGAAGTAGGCTAATCCTTTCCTATTGATTTCGATTACGGGGTAAGGAGGTTCTCCATTGGTTGCTTCCTTATCGAAGGTAGCAAAGTCGTAAGTATCCGTATTATCAGTCATGGTAGCAAATATTTCTATTAGCCAAGTAAAGTCCTCTAAAGGTACTTTATCTAGCCATTCCCATCCGATTGGGTAATCGTTTATTGTTATGGTTAAGGT